CGTGGAAGAATTATCTATCGTCATGACGGAGATTCTCTAGCATTCGAAACTCTTTCGACTGGTGCTGGTAATAATGAGGCGATGAGGATTACCAGCTCGGGAAATTTGTTGGTGGGCACCTCTGCTGGTTATGCAAAATTAGTAGTTGGATCGGTTGATAGTCCTACATTTAATAGAGGTGCTGTTGCAATTAAAGCTGTAACTGATGCCAATAATATCCCGACAAATATCTATCTTGAAGAAGCGTCTGGAGCAGAAGGCTATCAAATAAGTATTGATTCTGATGGTGATCTTAACTTCCATAACTCCGGCTCTGCAACGCCTACTGTTACCTTTGCCGATAATGACAATGCAGTATTTAGTGGATCAGTTCAGACAAGTAGTTATTTCCAATCGACACGAACGAGCGGCACCAATTCGGTTTTGGCTGGCTATCATGACAGTTCTTTAGGTGTAAATATTCGTGCAAATGGTAGCGCTGAATTCCAAGGACAAGTCATTATTGGAGGATCAACCGCTTTAGCAAATAGCACTTGCACTATCAATGATGATGGATACATCTTTATCAATCGATCATCAGGTAATGCTTTAATTGTTCAGCAGAATGGTGGTGGCAGCAGCTCTGACAATAAAATTGCTTTAGGTACTGACGGATCTGCTACGTTTGCCAGCGGTGCTCAATTTGGTACTGGTGCTGCTGATGCACGTATCACAATAGGCTCGCATGGAACTGCTGGCACTAATGACAGTGTTCATGTAAGAGCAGATGGTGCAAATTTATTGTTCATGAGTGGGAGTGGTGGACTAACTAAATTTGAACAAAATGGCACTTCACGATTTACCATCACCAGCGCCGGTGTTGCACAGTTTGCTGGGAGTGTTGAGGTTAGCGATAACATTCTTTCCACTAGAACTGGTGCAACTCACGCTTGTTATGTCGGGCAATTAAACAGCACTGTTACATCTACAATCCTTGCAAGTGGAGCTGCCGGCTTCGGTGCAACTAACAATAGTTCTTACGATGGCATCGCACAAACTCTTTTAGTTGCCGATGAATCCGGCAATGCAGGTATTACTATTAGAAGTGGTGGTGGTTCTCCCTTTGGAGCAATTCATTTTGCAGATGGCACAAGCGGAGCTGGAGAACAACGTGCAGGAAGAATTTATTACCAGCACAGCGTTGACAGCCTAGTATTTGCTACGGCAAATGATGAAGCTCTAAGAATTAATAGCGGTGGTCACGTGGGGATAGGTACGAGCAATCCAGGTGCAGCTCTTGAGATCTATAGAGAGAGCATTCCAGCCATCAAATTAAATGACGGTGGCGACTATCAAGCATATATGCAGCTCGCGGGTAATGATTTAGAAATTAGATCGTCTTCTGGTGCACTTGAGTTTTATACAGGAGCAGCAGATGGTGCATCATCAACAAAGCGGCTAACCATCACCAGCACCGGAAATGCGGTGTTTACTGGGCAAGTAAATGCCGACAGCGCAACCGGTGCTTTTCAAGCATCTCGAACTGATGATCCAAATAGTCATGTTTTCCGTGGAGGTAATGCAAGTGGATACAATTCTATAATTACAGCTTCTGGATCTGCCACATTTAATGGTAATAATGTAAGTGTAGGAAGTAATGCGTCTGCTGCAAATGTTGAATTCCGGGTCACCAATAGTAGTGGAACCGGCGTCTTTGCCGTCCGCAACAGTGCTTATGGGGCTTTAGGTGTTGGTGATACGTACATTTACAACAATGGTGATGATATTACATTGATGGCCGAAGGTGGCTCTAATGTAATTAAGTTTGCTGCAGGTGGCAATACAGAGCGGATGCGTATCGACAGCTCGGGCAGGCTGTTGATTGGCACCACTACATATACAGGCAATGGTCAAGTAGCAATCGCGGGCAATAGCAGTGGCAGTTCTGCGGCTGGTATTCTTGACATTCGCCCCACTTTATCTCGTCCAACTGCAGCTGATACAACCCTTAGTTTAATTCGGTTTGGCGGCGCAGATCATACCTCAAACACAGGCTATGCAAGCATAAATATGGCCAGTGATGGTGCTAGCTCATCAGACAGTGATCTTCCAGGGAGACTTGAATTTCACACAACGAAAGATGGTGATTCAGGACCACTAGAAAAAATGAGGATAGGTAGTGGCGGAAATGTCCAAATTGGCAATACTACAGCTAGCGCACACCAAGATCGAGTGTTGCAAATTGGAGATACTTCGCGGTCAAATACTTATGTCGAAGTAAGAACATCTACATCGGGCAGTAGTGGAGTTTTATTCTCTGATGGTACTGCTGGAGATAACTCAGGGTATCGAGGAACTATAGAATATGCTCACAACAATGATTCTCTAGTTTTCAAAACAGCTGCTGTTAATCGACTTACATTAACCAGCACCGGAAATGCGGAGTTTGGTGGCAGTATTTCTATCGACGCTAATAACTCTCTGACATTTGGCAATTATACTTCAACCACAGCAAGCAGTGCAAAGCTTTGGAACAATAACAGTTACGGTTTATATGTTAATGGCCTTGGAGATTCAACGCACCGCGCTTTTGCTGTATACAAAGTTAACAGTACAGCCGGTTATAAAGCAACCATTTTTCACGATGGATCCGCCTCATTTGCGTCTGGAAACTTTGATCTTGCCTCTTATGGCGCATTGTCAATTAAACGTACTGATGGCAATAATTATCCTTTATTTAGGTGGGGGACAGATACAAACTATAGTGGTGGAGGAATTTATCCTAATGGATCTGCCACGTTTGCTGGCAATGCCTGCATAGGTGGAACTACCGTAACAGATTCAAATATACTGAATCTGCAAG